GTTTGATATATCATCCTTTCTTTATCTTTTGGTACCATATACGCATTAATGTTACCAAAATCACGTTCAATGAAAGCGTTGACCGTAAAATCATCAAAATCTTCAGGATTTACATTTATTGTGGTTAATCTCCAAGGACCATTTAAATAAGAACGATACCATTTTCCTATCATAGGAATTGGGTTGTCGTTATAATATGTTGTAATTATATCCAAATTTTCTTTTTTATCTAAAATTTGAACGTATAAAAACTCCATTAAAACATAGTTGGGTGTATTTGGAAATTCTTGTTTAAGTAAATTAAACATTGAAGATGATAAATTGTTATCCATTATTCTCCATACTCATAATCGTTTATGATTCTATCAATCGATTGTAAAGCATTCAAATCTAGCTCATCATAATTTACCGGATATTCAACTAACTCAGTTTGACCATTAGGACCACCATACACAATAATATTCACAAAATTATCGTTCAGTTCATTAACAACTTGGATTTCATTAACACCTGTTTTATAAATTGGTAATTGTCCGTCAGTTAAACCATCCAAGAAAATATTTCCGTATTTTTTAACAATGTTTTTAAACTTATTTATTAAGAAAAATTTCTCGTTAAAATCCGGATTGTTTTCAGTATTTAATGTTTCCAATTCGTAATCATCCAAAGATTCAATACCTTGACTTGATATTTTATCTAAAATTCTATCAATCAATTTTTGTCTTTTTAAATTTCTATATTGGTTCTCAGTTATTTGTATTTTCATAAATTTTATTTTCTATGTCTTCTAACATATTTTCATTAAACTCAACTCCGTGTCTTTCCTTGAATGAGTTTATTAATATTTCTACGGATTTATCAAATCCATTATCCTTTAATAAAAGGTACGCACCTAAATCAGCCTCAATCTCTTCCTGTTCATTACCTGTTTTGTGGCCTAATAGTATATGAGAAACTTCGTGAGCTTCAATAAATTTTAAAACATCATTACCATTAGGTTCTCCAACCAAAATCTCACCATCAATTATCATAAGATTTTGTTCCAGAACAACAAACCCAAATCCGTATTGTTCAAACATAGGTTTTACTTGTGAGTATAACGGGTCGTCATTAAAAACAACCACCACGGTTACGTCATTTAAAAATTTACTACAATATTCTAATTTGGTATCTGTTTTCATATAAATAGTTTGATTATTTAATTAAAATTTCATATTATCTTACAAAGATATAAAAAAATTTAATAAACAAAAAAATTATGATTAAAAACACAACACCTTACATTGGGAAAATCAGATTAAAGTTTGAAAAATACCCGGAATATAGAGGAAAAGACAAATTAAATAAAATCCACTTGGATTTAGGTTTTACTAAATTAGTATCCCGAATTACACCTCAACAAGATTTAAATGGATGGTTAATAAATCCGGAATGTATTTATTTAATTCAAAAATACACCGGTGGTATGATTGCCAATCATAATTTTGGGTCAACAATTCAAGAAAAAAGAGAATATAAACTACCCAACTCATTTTTAGCAAAAGATGGGACTTACGTTGGTGATATTGAAAGAGGTTGGTGGTATTATAAAAACAAAATGAAAGTTTGTGATAAATATCCCCACGGAGTAGCCGAAAGATACGACGATGAAGGAAACCTAATCGGATATCACGGATATTCTCACAGAGGAGGTCAAACATTCAAAATTGGTGATAGATTGTTCGACGCATCATATAAACCAAAAGAAGAGGACTACGAAGAATGGGAATGGGCCGGATGGAAATTAAAATTTGAAGAATCTTACGCCAAAGGTGACGAATTAGATAAACGATGGATGGATAATTCCGGAATTGGTTATGTTATTCCATTTAAGAAAAGAGGTAAGAAATTAATTGAGAATATGGAGGAATGCTTACAAGCGGCAATCAATATGTCTAAGGACTTATCTTAAAAAAAGAACCCCCATTTAAAGTGGGGGTTTTTATTTTACATCATTTCATCACGATGGTCATTGTCTTCATCTGGTAAAAACTCAAAATCCTCTTCTTCATCATCACCAAAACCTTCTAAATCATCAATCTCTATTTCATCATCTTCTAAATCGTGATGTTTGTGAAGTGGTACACTTTTAAAATTATCCGGGTCATCCCAACCGTCAAAGATATCTTCATCTAACTCCGAATCATCAATATCTAAATAATCGTCAGTCGTATAATCAATATCTTGTTCTGAAATAACTCTTCCTGGTTTATACCCAAAAAGGTATTTCATATTTCTAATGTCTTCGTTAATTAATTTCTTATCCATTTTTAATTGTTTTTTACTATAAATATTCTATAATAAAAAAAAACCTCATTATTGAGGTTTTTTGGATAACTGAATGTAATATTCTATTGATTTTATCATTAATTCTTTAACGTCTTTGGGTTTGAACCCTTCGTATGCAAATTCCATCTGAAATTCAAATACTCCGACATTGGTATTTTTATCAATATAAACATCAACCGACAACCAAGGATATTTTAATTCGGTCATCATATTTTGTAATTTAGGGAGTAATGGATTGATGTAATTTTGTATAGTCCATTCATCCACCGGTAACGCTTTTGACCCGTGAGATAAATTACCGCAGAATTGACCTTCAGTTTTAACTCTTTCATAAATTAAAAAATCATTTGGTTTAAAGATTAATAATCTGAATTCTCGAGCAACCTCAATAGGTTCTTGAACTAACATATCACCTCTGAATGACGATTCAATATAATAAGAGGAAACATCCGGAGTATGTTTTTCCATATATTCTTTTTCTTCTTTGAATACTTTTGAAACTTCTCTTTCGTCTTCAAGACATCGTTTATATTCACTTCGGGTAATTTTTTTAACCCCAACACCTCGCGCCCCGGTTAATGGTTTAACCACAAATTCATCCAAATCAACATAAGAATCAAATGTTTGAATATCTCTAAAAGGTTCATAAGTGGTTTCGTTGAAATATGTCTCAGGATGATTTATTTCAAATTTTTTCAAATACATACTTTGGAGTAATTTATCCAATCTTTGTCCTCCAATAATTTGAATGTTTTTGGCTATCATTATCGCCCTAATTTTATCCGAAAATGTTGATTCATACTCAAAAGCCAATTTGATATCATCTATCTCATCAAGACGATTATACTCTTTTAATTCAAATTGTTTTGAAATCAAACCCGGTGTGCTACTTACTAATACTTTATCTTTCATTTTATGATATTTTCGACAAAGATACAAATAAAAAATAAATGGCAATAAAAAACCCCAAGTTTTTTTTCTTGGGGTTAAAATTAAGATAATAATTTATAAAATTTATTAAATTCTTTAATTCTTTCCGTCAAACCTATAGTACCACCATTTATTCGTTTTGTTAATTGAGTTACAACATCAGTTGTTGCTCCCTTATCACAAATAAACCATAATTTATTTGACTCGAAAAAGAACGCAGCTGATGCTAATTGATATTTTGTGGCAACTAAATCAGGATTACTAATTAAATCCACACCTAAAAAATCACCCAATTTTTTATAATTCTCTTTACCTGTGGTTTGCAATGCTCCTCTTCCACGAAATTTATAACCTTCTTTTGTTGATTCATCACCATTACCCATTCTTCCACCATAAACCTTTGAGGCAATCTTTTCAGGTTGTCTAGCATAACTTTCGGCTAAATTACCGGGGAAATATTTTGGAAATATTTTTTTAAGACCATCCGCAGAATAATTCAAATTTTCTTGAAATACCTTAAACCCACCTGATTCGTGGTTGCATTGGGATAAGAAATGTGCTAATCTTAATTGAGTGTTTATTTTGAATTTTTCTGCAACCTCAGGAATCTGAGCGATAACTGAATCCGGAACGTGTCCTTTTAATTTTTCTAATTTTAATTGACCATCTGTTGGAATTACAACGTCTTCTTTAATAACAGAACCAAACATTTTTTTCCAAGTACCGTCACCAACAATTCCATCAGCGGTTAATCCATTTTTGGTTTGCCATTCTTTAACCAATTTTTCTGTACCAGGTCCGAACACACCATCCGCCGTCGTTCCTAATTTTGTTTGTAGTTTTTTAACATCGTCACCTTTTGACCCTACCTTTAGTATCATAAAAAAAAATATTTATAAGTTTATCACCTATAAATATTTCTTACTCTTAATTTATTTACTCGTAAATTAATTTATACTATCTAAAGTTTGTTTAGTTGAAGTTGAATCGATAGTCTCAACACTTTGAACATCCGATTTAGTTTTTATTGTTTTTTTCTCTCTACCCCAAAAACTTTTTTTAGTTTCAATAAATACAGTATCAATTCTCACCTTTTGTTTAGATACTTTTAATTCTCTTGATAATTGTAGTTTTTCAATTTTCAATTTCTCAACAGTGTTGTTTAAATATTTAATTTTAGTTATAACTTTACCTACTTTTTCTTGTGTAATTGAATCACTTACTCGTTGTACCGTATCACAAACTTTGATATTATTAACACTATTAACCAATACTGAATCTGAACTATTAACTAAATTATCACTCGTTTTATTACTTTCCTTGGGTGAACAAGAAATCAATAAAACAAACATAATAAGTAATATTTTTTTCATACTTTATTTTATTTTACCTAATTCTTGTAGAACTTTTATTTTTGATGTTGCCGCGGATAAATCACTATCGGATTTTCTCAACTGAAGTGTTAATTGGTCAACTTTAACCTCTAACAATTCAATTTTTTTATTTTGACCCTCTTGAATTTCTTTATTTGATAATTTAATATCAACATAAAGATACCCTATCGCCAATAATACGATGAATAGTAATCCTTTTACCGGGTCTTTTGAAAATTATTTAAAACTAATTGGTGATTTGATATCACCTACCTCCGAATCAACCGCTGTTTTTCTTCCTGCCATTTTTGTTTGTTTAAGATTATTAAGATTTATTTTACTCTAATAATAAATATTCAAAAATGTTAATTAGAATCAATATTGTTAAAATAAAAAAGGTTACTTTTTTAGAGTAACCTTTCTTGTGACTTTTTTTGTTTTAGGAACCGGTTTTTTATATTTTATTTCAACCTCGTATGGACCAAATGTTGTTTTTGATGTGTCATACTTCCATATAACAGTTTCATCCTCATCTTCGTAAACCTGTTCCCATTTTCTCCCTAATTCTTTTGCCATTAGTATCCGTAATAAATTAATAAATCATTTTCCCAATCAAATTTTTTATAGATATATACCAATTCAAAAATGGAATATTCATATTTCCAACTTGTAGTTATGTTGTCTTTTTTTTCTAAGTTGTATGGTAATGAATCTTCAAACCATCCGGACACTCCCCACTCTAAAGCCATACTCCTACAATGTTCAATACATTCCATAGCACCTTTTTTACTTTCAGGAGAATCTAACGATTTAATATCAAATCGTCCATTATCATCTAAGAATGATTTTAACATACTAGAATAATACGATTTTACTTTTTGACTATAATGTTTAATAATCAACTCTAAAAATTCCTTACCTACAATGTGAAAATCGTGGTCACCATTATAATATTCCTGTGTTTCAGTATTTCTGAAAAAAGGTGTGTAATATTTTTCATCATCAAACTCGGTATATTTCCCAAATTCATAAAGTTCTTCACAAATATCAGTCATACTAACCCATCCATCTTCCGGGTCTTCATCGTGTAGTTTATACAATTCCTCTTTTGATAAATCGGTAATTTTTTCCCATTCGGTTTTTGATATCTTAGCGATATATGTTCTGTATCCCATATTTTTTATTTTATACAAAAATAGGTAAAAAAAATAAAACCCTCAAGTCCGAGGGTTAAATTTTATTTTTGAATCATCTGATAAGCTCTTGCCATTCTCGTCATTCCAATTCCACCACCAAATCTTGGGAAGAAATCGTGAGACAAAAATTCTTCAAGTTCTTTTTCAACTCTATCTTTACCGAATAATTCAAATAATTTTTCACAATATTTACCATCCTCAATTGAATAGAACATTTCTCTCATTTTTTCAACATCACAACTTCTTTCCGCAGACCCAATAGTTTCTTGACCGAATAATATCACATCAACCTTATTGAATATCTCACCGTTATTGTGTTTCATATTCCAAAATGGATTTGTTCTTCTTGGGAAATATTGTAAAGATATGTTATGTCCTTTTTCTTCCCACATTCTAGTTTCGTGTTCGTTTTCTAAAATCGGAACTCCACCATATTCCTCACACACCTCATCATATTTAACTTCCACCGGTGTTCCAAACCCAAGGTATTCAAGTAAATCCTGTTCCAATTTCAACATAGTATTAATATCACCTTTGGATTCAAATTCAAACATTGGGAAGATTAATTCGTGACGACCCGGGATTGGGTTTTTCTCTTCTCTATATGAAGTTGATATACAAAACACACCATCCCATTCAGGATTCTGTAATAACTCATATTCCAACCACATCTGACCGGTTTGTGGTAACGGCCAAATTTCACCACTATACTCAAATGTTTTAACTGAGTGTGGATTTTCGCAAGCTGCTAAGATTGATAATCTACTTTGTGTAGGGACTTCCTTGAAGTTTCTTTCAAGGAAAAATGTTCTCATTTTTTGTACCAATTCGTGGTAAGTTTTTGTGTCTCTCATAGTTTTATATTTAATTTTAATTGTTTACGTATGGGCAAAAAAAATCCCTTCAATAGAGAAGGGATTTACTTTTTAAGTAATATTATTGTTTGGCGTGTATAATTCATATCGTTTCATTGGTAATAAATATACTATATTAAGATAAAAAATCAAGATGTTTAATAATTTTATTTTTGAGTTATATTTATTGATATGAAGAAAGTAATTAAACTAACCGAATCTGATTTAGCTCGTATTGTAAAACGAGTTATTATGGAGCAAGACCATTTTAAACCGGACCAATTATATAGACGTGAGTCGGCAATTGCAAGAATTAAACGTGGTCCTAAATTTATTCACAAATACATTAAAACTTTACCTAAATTAAAAAAGGAAGGTTCTGATGAAGTTTGGACTAAAATACCACAAGTGGTTTGGCAAAATTGGTAATATGAATTTTATTATAACTGAAAGTAAATTAGAAAAAACTATTATCCAATGGTTAAATAAAAATTATGGCCATTTAAACTTATTTAAAAGTAAAAAACAATTTCAGTATATTTTTTTTATTAAAGATAAAAATGTGATTATTTTTTATGATACTGAAACCGAAGTATTATATGTTCCAAACGACCATATTGGTTATGTTTTAAAAGAAATGTTGGGTATTGAAAAATACTATGCCGAGTTATTAATTAATATATGGGTAACACAGAAATATAACATACACATAAAACAAGTTTCTTTTGGTAATTTCAAAAATTTACCTAAAATTAATGATTATGAACCCATTATAACTGAAGAACAATATAAACGAATTGGTAGATACGAAACTTGTCCTACTCAGGTCACTTTTGAAGTTTTTACACGAATAACTGCTCGTTGGAAACAAAGAACAAGATGTGTTAGTGATGAGTTTTATCAATTAATACAAGAATATCAGGATAATAAATTCGAAAATAAGGCCATTCCGGAACAATTACGGGAATTAATTGAAGAATATTATTATGAAACCTACTACCTCAATCCTGATGAATATGATATAAGTTTTATAACCGGAAATAAGATTAGTGTAAAAGTGAAACCCCACCGTTAAGATGGGGTTTTTTGTTATAGAAACTCAACTTCGTTTGTTTCCGGGTTCCAATCGATGGTCATTGGTTTTTGAGTATAGATGTATCTTTCATCCAACACTGAACCGTTAAAGTGGTGAGTATCTCCTTTTCTAACGTATCCTCGACCAGTATGAATATGACCACAAAGATGTATTTTTGGATTAATTACTTGTAATCTTTCAGCCAATAACTCACACCCTAAATTATCATATCTTCTACCATCTACAGTATCCAATATTCCAAATGCTGGTCCGTGAGTAAGTAAGATGTCAGTATCTTCAGGGATTGCTTCCCATTTACTCATTAATCCCGGTCCGTTTTTAGGTAAATTAAATGCCCAATCGTGAAACCAAGGTTGCCAAGGTGACCCGTAGATTTTCACTTCTCTTTCATCACCAACTTTGATTACCAATTCACTATCCTGAAGGTATGTGATTCCGGAATAGAATTCTAAAATCTCTTTTACTTTCTCAACGTTTTCTTGGAATCCCCAATCGTGGTTTCCGGCAATGAATACCTTGTGAGTGTAACCTTCTATGTTGTTGAACCACTTACAGAACTCTCTGATTTCGTGTTCGTATCCCATAGATGTTAAATCTCCACTATGTATCAACAAATCACCTCCCGGTAAATCACCGGTTATTTGTTTGTGTTTGTTGTGTGTATCCGACAAAAGCGTCACTCTAATATTTCCCATAATTTATTTATTTTTACAATTTTCAAAATGCCATTGTTTCATAGCGTTCCCACCACCTTCTTAATAGTTTGAGAATATTGAAAGTAGGTGGTTTCGTTAAAAAAGTTCGCTCAATCCCACCATTTTTCTATTTCCGACTCCATTATTTTGAATAACAACTTTCTTGCTCTATCGTGATTGATATACCCAATATTCATTGCAATTATTTGTTTATCATCTTCACGACCATCTCTATCAAAAATACCCTCACCATTCATTACTCTTTTGTAAATTAATGGGTATTTTTTGAAATAATCGTCAAAATTTTCTTCTAATAATTTAGATTCCCAAGATGATAATGTTGGTCTATCAGGTACCGGTTCAAACCAATGTTTAGTTTTATGGTAATCTGAATATTCAGACGAATAAAACTCATCTTGAACCAATTTCATCAATTTCACACACAATCTCATTCGTTTAGCATCCAATTGTGCTCGTGTGTGTATGTCTCTACCACCGATATATTCAGCTTGAGCCGATAATTTGTGTTTCATTATCTCAAAGATGTAATGACTATCCCAATTTCGGTCTTTCCATATGATTGGGAACCAATAAATGAGGTTTTTAACACCTGTTTTAAACATTTTATGATAATACTTACCTTCGTGATTCCACCATAGAGGAATTAATTGTATTTTCCTAACAATCCAAGGTTTTTTAGCTCTTTCATCCGCCCATTGGTCAAATATGTCTTTTTCCGGTTCCATTTTATAGTATATTAATATTAAGTTGAGGTAAAAAGAATGAAATTATTACTGAAAAAAGAAAACAGAACAAAGCTGAGAAATTAAACCCAACTGCCACATTTCTACAATCAATAGAATATCCAAATCTTCTTTCGGCGTGACCACTTCTAAAATACAAACTAACTAAGAATAAAACCCACCCGATAATCGTTAAAATAACTGAAATTTTCATAATATATTTAATTTTGGGACAAAGATAACACTTATTTTTGAATAAAAAAAGGAATTAGTGAAAAACTAACTCCTTTTTTTTTTTGGGGAAAGATATGTAGGCACTCAGATGTGAGTGATAGAACTTATAAATATATACTAAAATGGAAAAAAATACCTCTAAATCACATCATAGAGTGATTTTTTTCGATTTTTTCGATAATTTCAGTTTTTATACCTATAAAATCATACAAAAATGTGTTTTTTTGGTCTTCATTTAGTATTCCGTCCCATTTTTTTATGAAAAAAGACAATATTTTATCTGACATATTAATATGTGATATCGTTTTTGACGATTTTAAGATTTTTACAACCCATTCATACTCATATTGAACACCAAAAACATCCATAATTACTTTTTACCCATCATTTTTGTCATTTGATTCAATTGTTTCATCATTTCACCCATATCCGGGATTTGACCGAATGGATTTGACATATTCGATTGTCCCATTGGTGTTTTTTTTAAATCTAAAAAGGATTTAACAAGGTCTCTCCCATATTTATCCCACCATTTATAGATTAATACCATTGTGACAACCTGAACTAACACAAAAATTGTTAAAATTACATTTAAATACATAGTTTTTTTTTTCTTAATTATATAATATTAAATTGGATATGTCAATTTTTACTCATATATTTATTAGATATGAAACGAACTTTTGAATTTTGCTTAAATAACTTTAGTAGAACTGAAATTAACTCACTTTTTGGTGAAGGTAGTGTTATTGAGGTAAATCATATTAAATATTCAACAAATAGTAAAACGTTCAATGTTGATTGTAAATTACTAGCTACCGACCCGGAAGAATGTTTGGAGACATATCCCGTAGGTTTAGAATTATTAGTGAGTGATAGTTGGAAATGGATGGGAGTTAATTACAATTTAACGTTAACCCATTCAATTGACCTCAAATAAACAAATGTAAGTCAGTTTGAATCATACCATTATTTACAAACTCTTCAAACACGTGTTCCACAACCTCGTACATATGTTTTAACGGGTTATTAGATTTAAATTGTACTACTTCATATGAAAATTCATTAAATACACCTGATTGGTGGGCGAAATAAAACATTTCCTCAACGTGTTCTTCGTTTGACATAAAAATAATAGGGTTTTAAAAGGTTAGTTATTAATATAATTATATCAATTTTTGAAAAAAAAATAAAGATAATTTGATTCTATAAAATTTTATGTTTATAATTGATAAAAACATTTAATTTATGAAAAAAGTAGAAACAAACAGTAACGTAAAAGTTAATTACACAGGAAGATTAGAAGATGGAACCGTTTTTGATACGTCAATAGTTGAAGGTCGAGAACCATTAGAAGTACAATTAGGTCAAGGTCAATTAATTGTTGGTTTTGAGAATGGATTAATTGGTATGACTGAGGGTGAAACCAAAACAATTGAAATCGATTCTTTTGATGCTTATGGAGACCCTAATCCGGAATTCATCAATGAAATTCCAAAAGCAAATGTTCCTGAGGGAGTTCAAGTTGGTGAGTCATTACAAGGTATGGGACCGATGGGACCTATTAATGTTAAAGTTATTGCAGTTAATGAAGATAGTGTAACATTAGACGCAAACCATCCTTTGGCCGGAAAAAAATTGATTTTTGATTTAGAAGTTGTTGAGATTTCATAAAAAAAAAGGACAATAAGTCCTTTTTTTTTTTATTTATACATCTTTTTTTTATCTTTGGGGTATTTCTTTTCATACTTCTTCATTATAGCTCCGGATAACGCATTTGCTTCATTTTCATTTTTACCACCAATATCCGAACCTTTTGAACGTTTCAAAATGGTTCTTTGATATTCGTGTACCCATTCGTGGGCAAGTGTTCTCAAAATGTCTCTATTCATTCTATTTTTAGATAAAACCAACAATTCATCCTTTGAATTTCTTTGACCGGTAGTCATATCACCTTCACGTTCACCAACAAATTTAATTGTTACGTCGTGTTTTAAAGGATATAGAGATTGTAAATATTTTATAAAATTATTGAAGAACTCATAATTCTCCTTTGGAACTTCAGAATCGATATGTTTAATAGTAACTTTCATATTGATAAATATATCAATGTTTGTTAGTATTTATATATAAAAGTATTTTCAAATGTCTAAAAGAATAATAATTAGTGAAGAAGAGAAAAATGATATTAAATCATTATACAACATTAACGAACAAGGTGCCGGTGATGTCTTAAAAGATTTAATGACTGACCTTATTTTCGGAACCGGTGATGATGACGATAAAACTACCACTACATCAACCGGGAATATTTCATCCGATGACGAATTTTACAAATCAATCTTGAAATGTATTGGTGCCGAGCCAACAAGAGAGAATTTATTATTTATGTATGCTTGGAGGCAGGCCGAAGGTGGTAATGCCAAAAACAATCCATTTAATACCACTCAAAAATATCCCGGGGCTTCCGACTATAATAAGGTTGGTGTGAAAAATTATCAAACTGAGGAAGACGGAATACAAGCAACTTGTAAAACACTAAAAAATGGTAAGTACGATAGAGTAATCCAAGCCTTTAAAAATAACTCCGGATTATCTGCTTTATCAGACGCGGTTACAAGTTCACCTTGGGGTACTAAAAGTTTATTGACTCGAATTACCAATGATTATATTGCGGGAGTAACTCCCAAACCACAATCCATCGCATAAAACAAAAAACCGACATTACGTCGGTTTTTTTATTTAAAATATTGTTTGTCTTTACCTTCGTATAAGGTTGCTATGTTAATTTTTCCTTCAGTTGCTGCAAATTGGTCTAAAAAATCAAGTTTAACTTGTTTATTCAGTTCTAATAAATTCATCTTATCCAATTCTGTTGTTGTGAATTGTTCTCCTGTTGTTTCACACAGATAATGGTGGTGAATCACATCATATGTCTTACCCTTATAATCCATAGTGGATGGTTCCGACACTAATTTCATTTCTCTCCCGGTTAATGGACTTTTCATATTAATTACTTAAAGGTGCTTTAATTGTTGGGTGTGATTGATAGTTTTCAACAACTATCTCTTTTACTGAGTAGTATGGTAATACATCACCTTCTCTCCATTTGACTTCGGATTCAATTTTTAATATTGGTAATGGGTAAGGTTCTCTTGTTGTGTGAGGAATTTTATATGAATCATAATATTCACTTAACCCACCACCGAACGGCATTAATTCATCAACCACTTTATTATAATGTTCTTCACCCATCGATTGTTTTAACAATTCTTTTCTTTCTTCGTGGGTATATTTTCTTATATTCTGTTCCATATTTTTTATTCTTTATATTGGTAATTATTAAATTTATCTGACTTTAATCTACCTTTAATTGTCATAGGGTGGAGGTTAAGTTTTTTACTCGCGTCTTTTAACGTTCTGTATTCTACTTCATCGATGTAAAATGGTTTATTATGGTTTCTTTTCTTTCCTATTTGTGAAATACTGAATCGTTTTTTTTGTTCATCTTCGGTATATATCGTATTTTCATTATTTTTGAATTGATAATTTTTATATTTAGGGTTTTTACTTAAAACTCTCCATCTAATAGTATTAAAATTAATATTTAATTTTTTAGATGCGTCTTGATAAGACTCGTATTCAATATTATCTATAATAATATTATGTTTATTATTGTGTCGGCAAATTCCTTTGTTAATTTCACTTAAATAATTTAATACTTCTTGGGTGTGTTTTTTACCAAAAAAAGGATTTTTATCACCATCAGTTTTATAACATAACCTACAAGTGTCATTTGACGGAGATATTTCTTTACCACAACCACAATATTTTTTACTCACACCACCTTTCCAATTTGGGTTATTTTGTCCTGGTCGGGAATAAATTGAATCTATTTCTTCCTTACTCATTTTGGAATATCTTAATTTTAAACCTTCACTAATATTTTTCACAATATTATTCCTGTTGGGGTTATTTGAGATGTTATCACCACCTGATGATTTAATACCGATGTTGTATTTGGGTTTTAAATCTAAGTATTTTTGTTCTGTTGATAATAAGTTATTTATATCACATTTTTCAACTAAAATAAATTCAAAATTTTCTTCCCCATATTTATTCCAAGCTCTTTGTAAAATTGAGTTATGGTGAGAACCTCGTTTTAATTCATAAGTGTGTCTGAACCATCTTTTTTCAATATTAATTGATGACCCATAATAACAATCACCATTAATGTTATTCATAATTTTATAAATTCCTGTCATAATATTCTTTTATATATAAATATCACGATAGGGAGAAAAACTAATATACCTACCTAAAAAAATTATATACCTAATTCTAATTTTGAATTTATTTTTGTAATATTATCAGTACCCATAATTAAAAAATCATCAATAGAATAATTATAAAAATTTTTATTTTCTTTTAATATTAATTTTGGAAAATCGTTTAATGGTTTCTTTTCTAATAATTCATTTGCCGCGTCGTAATGCCTATCGTATATGTGTAAATTTTGAACGAAATGACAAAATTTACCTACTTTATAATCACAATGACCCGCAACCATTAGTAATAATGAAAAATATTGGGTTTTATTAATTTGATTTGCTACAATATAATCTGATGACCTTTGAATTAAAGTCATATCTAAAAACATAACACCTTTAACTTTTCTAACCGACCAAATTGTTTCGTAAGCACAAGGATGTAATCCTTTGGTGTCTTTCAAATCTTGATATTGGTATAGATTTATAATATGTCGTCTTGAAAATGGGTCATTTTTTAATCCATCCAATAAATCATTCATTAAATCATATTTTGATACAGTAGCTCCATATCTTTGACCTATCGTATCATCACCAACATTCCATTCATCCCACCATAAAATACCTTTTTCTCTTGCTGTAACCAAAGAACTATCCTGTGATTGATAAATCCATAATATCTCTTTAATTCCGGTCTTAATCGCGGTATTTCGTAGTGTTGTGATTGGGAACTCACCTTTTGAAATATCATATTCCTCAAAAACTTGGGTGATGAATTTACTATGTGCGGGTGTTCCATCAACATATTTTGGTCTAGGGTCTTCATCTAAACAACCTTCAGATAATATCTTCCGGAGATTATCTACATAGTATTTATCAGCCTTATTCATAAATCTCTTGAATTTGTCCGTTATAGTTTATTGTTGTGAGTTTGGTCGGACATAATGGTTTCATACCAAATATTATATCGGAAGTGGAGTGTTCTACCCAAAAACATTCGTCTGATGATTCACTAAAATAAAAATATCTACCCACTTCGTCTTTTTTCCATTTAGTTTTTGATTCAATATTTGTATAAAAATAATTAATAATTTCATCATTACTCAACTCTCTTGTCTCAATTGTAATACCCCACCTTTTAGAGAACTCATCACGGGTTCTTATCCAATAAATGAATTCAGGTTGTGATAGATATTTTCCATCTAAAGTTGGTTCGGAAGTTTCTACATAATCCTTATAACATTCACCAATAAGGTCTATTTGTTTATCTGTTGTATTCATTTTCAAAAGTATCTACGTAATAATTATCGGTGTTATAACCATATTTTTCTCTGTAATGTTCCGCCTCTTCTTTAGTTTTGAAAGGAGCCAATATTACATTATGTTCTTTACTTCCGTGTGCCGGTGATTTTTCATACACCGCATAAAGTTTATTCTCCATCCCACTCTTTTTGTCTTCCTTCATCAACTTTTTTGTCAATATATTCACGAAGTTCTTTCATTGACCTTAAAAAATCCAATCTCAACCGGTGAAATTCTTTATCTTTAATTTCATCCCAATGACTATAACTCTCAAAACAATAATCAAACCCTTCTTCATCCATTCTATATTGGACGGCCTCCCAAAGTTCCAAATCATCTTCCTCTTCCAATTCCAAAGAAGACAATCCCAAGAAACTTCTTAATTGTTCTTCAGACGGTCTTGCGTTTTGATGTTCATTCGGAATAGTATAAGTTCTACCATAACTTGTTGTTAGAGATTTTCCTCCATTCATAATGTAAATTATACCTTTTGTATTGGTAAATTCAATTATCTCGTGGTAATCATCCACAATTACGTAATCAGATACACCGAGTTTGTATGCTCTGAATACATCACCTTCAAAATTTAGTAATCCTAAATGAGGTTTTCTGTTTTTATTCTCGTACTTCGCCATTTGCGTATTTTATTATTGTTCTGTTTATTTTTCCTATTTTATTGAAACTATCAGCCCATTCTGCGTGGGTCTTTGGTTCCCCAAATATATCCAAATATATCTCTTTTGATAAAGGTAGTAATTTTGAATAATATTTCCAACTATTATAGTCAGGTTTTTCTATAATAGTTTCGATTGGTTGGTTTATGAAGTTTTCTATCTTATTCTTCATACTTCACAAAAAATTGACACATCGTTGAATGTACTAACCCATCAAATTTAACTTCACACATATACGAAGAACCTCTCCCGAACGCGTGTAAGTCAGACCAACATTTGGTAACAACACCTTTTTTACCACGATAATCTTTGAAAGGTCTTAAATCAAGAAATGTATCTTCTAAAAACTCACCAACAGAATCAAAATAACTATCCGGTAAATCGGGTGCAAACATAACCTCTTCACCCTCTCCAAAATAATAATCCCATTCTCTTTCTTCCATCGGGGTTTTTGGGTTTGGTAATAATTGAGTATCATCCTCAAAACATCTACCATTTGGCCATCTAACATCGTACTGACCTTCATCTAGTTCAAATGGGGGTTCAACAATTACACCATCACCAATACCTCTACCCCAACCATCAAAATCGTTGGGTATCCATCCTTCAGGATTTTTTATAACCCTATCACCGATATTAAATTTTTTATCCATTTGCTTCTTCATAAATTTTATAATCAAAATACCAAGGACTTGGTTCATTCTCGTTTTCGTTTTTAACAATTTCTTCGGCAGCAGCCTTGGCATCCTCGTAGCTATAATACGATTCCAAAAATTGACGAGAATCCACATCAACAAATGGTTCCCGGTGATTATTTCTCCAAATTATGATATACATTACTCAACAATCTTATTTGAATCCTTATCCTCAATCTCTACAACCTTACCAACCATTTTAGATAATCCGGAAAACATTGTCTTTCTTTTTTCATCATACATCTTTTTCAAATCATCTTGTCTCCCATCATCAATGAAAGTTTTACTAACTAAATTTGTAAGAGTATTATATAATTTTTCTTTAATACTCATCGGTGAAGATTCAATTGGTATGAAGATAATTTTCTCAACATCATACTTATCAAATTTGAAGTTAAACTTAACTGACCGGGTGTATTTTTCAATAACTTCGAATTCAACATTCATATAAACCGTCGGACCTAATTTAGTCCAAAAAAGTTTACCATCTTCGTGTGGATGAGGTAGTTGAACTTTCATATTGGAACCCAATACGTTTTCCAGCACAAAATCTATGTATTTTTCTCTTAATTCCATTATTTAATTTTTACAAATTCACCTTTGTCGATTGCTTTTGAAATCCATCTGTTAAGGTCTGAACCTTTCATTTCTGTTTCAAATGTTGTTGTACCTAAATCTTCAGATAATTGAATTGTTACTACATCATCAATATTACTAACACCGTCGTCAGATATTGCAACAGTATATGTTGTTCCTTCTTCTACCGTTGGGATTGGGAACTGATATGTTCCATCTGTTAATTCCACGTTGTAATATAAATTACCACTAACATAATGACTTAATTTAGCCATATTCTTTGACTTATACAAGTCCTTTTTTACTTCGTTCTTATCCATTTTATTTTAATTTTCTTTTTGGTGTTGGTTCCCAATATGGGTCATCAAAGTTAATTGTATGAAGGGTTTTATCATCATTATATTCAAATCCGGTTTCATAGTTATTACTGAACCACAATTTATATCTCTCTCCGTAAGTCAATTCCTCACAACAATCCTCACCCCACTTTTGGTAGAAGTCATCATCAAATAATAATTTATCAACAAACTCCCATCTGTTAGAACATTTTACCAATTGACCTGCCTGTGAACCCATTAAATCGGCAACACATTCTGCTTTATAATCAGGGTTGTTTATGAAATTATTATACAACCTATCAATCGTATCCAGTTGGTTAAATTCTTTTTGAACTTCTTTGAACATCTCCATCTCAGACATTAATTCATCTCGTTGTTTTTGTTCATCAATCATTTCTTCAAAAACCTGAGGTGTTAATTGATGTAGTGAATCAATGTGAAAATGTTGGGTTGGGATGGTGAACACTTTATAACCATCAATTGGATTACCCTCAATAGTAATTCCGTGTTTTATGTATTCGTAAATTGCGTTATCCATTTTTTTCTTCCAAATATTTTAATGCTTTATCAATCATATCAAATCGTTCCCAACTGTCATACCACTTTTTAATTTCTTTATTCACAACATCTTCGGGTGCCTTATCAACAAAATTTTTGTTTTCTAATTTAGATTTCAGTTTCAACATAAAACCCCATAGATAATCTCGTTCCTTTTCTAATTTAGAGGTATCAATCTCTTGTATCATATCTCTACCGGGAACATTCACAAAAACTTCACCAACACCTTTAACATAAAAAGACCAACCGGCCAAACGATGTAAAATCTTTTCTTCCTCAGTCATATTTTATATTTTATTCATCCACAAATAATATTCCGTTGTATTTGAAGAACCGACTGAGATATCAACAAACTTGGTTCCCAATATTGTTCCGTTTGTTATATTATTAGATAATATCGACCCACTCAAATTACCCCAAGGGGTTTCGTATAAACTCAAATTATAACCGGAACCGGTTGGTGTTAAATGATAGGTGGTTTGATAATTGTTATACTTGTATGTTGAATTATCGATAAATTGTAAAGTATCGTTAGCGGTCATAACTTGACCCATAGGTCCAACTCGGTAGTAAAATAAATGCCACGTTGTTCCAACCAATGATTGAGTTGTTACCGAACCACCATTATTTGGTGGAGTAACAATAATTGGTCCGGTGTTATTTATAGGCCCTTCTTGCGGGTCAGGAATATAACAAGATGTTAATACCAAACACAGTAATAAAATTAATTTTTTCATACTACCCTAATCTTTTTTGTAAAGTCTGCCAATAACCTTCTTCATTACGATACCTACGTACCACCTCAACCTCATTTGGAAACCCTAATGAAAGTTTTTTTTCATTTGTAATGTCCGAACTCATAATGGTTTTAAATAAATTTGTCGTAAAAGACCCTGATGTACCTCTCATAAAGTACAAAAATTCGATTTCAGCTTGTTCCATAATTGTTAATATAAATCTTCAGAAAATAATCTTGTTGTTTCTTCTTTAATTTGTCCGGATTCAAATGCTATTTTTGCCGCCTCTCCTCTACTAACAAATCTATCAGTATTGGTTAAAAACCCTTGTTCCTCCGTATTCATTAATTTTAAACCATTTTCATCATAAAGGAAACCAACCATTAATGCAAATGTATTGATACAATTATGATGTCTTCTCCCACAGATAACAAAACCTGTTTCAATATTTTTAGGACAATGAATATGTTTTACACCATCGTCGTAATGATTTGCAGCGCATAAAATATACTCTTTTTTATCACTCATTATTTAACTTTATTTTACTATTAAATTTTCTAATACTTAATCCACCATCAATATTAACTTCGTGTCCTGTCATATCGGTCATCATTTGACTTAGTCGTGCAAATTCAACACTATTAATATTTTCAAGATAACTTATAGATAAAAATATGGCAGGTGTGTCAGGTACCCATTCGTTATTCTCGTTTAATTGATTCCTTGGTAAAACTTCATACGTTAAAATTTTACTACCGGGAATCATTATATTTAAGACTTTTTCAAATAACTCGATTTTCATCCGACAAAGGTAAGAATAAATTTTTAATAAAAAAAGTTGTCTGATAAAATTTTTTATATTACTTTTGTACCAACAAAAAAAAGTAACCTAAATTTTTAAAAAATGGGAAAAACAAATTCAAAAGGTAAGTATGTCGTTAAAGTAAATCATCACGACATTTATGTATTGGCAACCTCAAAAGCCGATTCAACAAAAAAACACGGATATTCTATGACCTATGACTATAGAATATACAAGAATGGAAAATTAATCGAAAAAGGGTTGAAGTCGAAAGAATCCGCTATGGAGAAAGCTTCAACTATAACACCAAAAAAAGAAAAAGCGTAATGAGTGAGAATGTAACTAACACCGGGTTTGATGTATTAGTTGATTTGGATTTAAGTAAAGTTAAATCTAAACTAAGACGTAAAATCCTAAAACAAATTATGAAAGAAAACCTTCAAGTAATAATCAATGTTGATGTCTATGGTGCCGAAGAAGGTTCAATCGATATCTTAACAGATGCGGTGGTAACCGTAAAACGTAAAAAAAGAAAAAACAAAAAATAAAAATATGTTTACAAGAATTTACGGAGCGTCCGATGACTTAATCGAGATTGACGGACAAATTAGTGATGAAGTTGATGCGTATTCAGCTTCAGATGAACCGGTGAAGTTTAAAACTTCATTAGGAACCAAGGGAACTATTACATATGATGGTGAATGGAAAATCACAATTAAAGAAGAAGGTTCTGATTTTGTTAGAGTTGTTGAATCGGTTGGTGATGATAATGACCATACCGAAGATGATACAAAAAACATTCCATCATATAGTGATGTCCTAATTTTAGACGGAGACCTTGATTGGATTAAAGTTAAAGGTAAGAAATATAAAAAATAATACAAAAAACCCCCAATTATTGTTGGGGGTTTTTATCTTGTAATAATGAATAAATTTTGGATATTTTTTTTAACATTTTTGATGAAATATAATTAATATGTTTTAATTCGTATCTAAAAAATCGTTCATAATCTTCACCAAATCTATTAAGTTTATTAATATATTTTATAAAATATTTTTTCTTTTTACCCTCAAACCCAAGTAATGTTTCAATAAAATTATCTGTTAATAATTGGTGCATTAAACCGCCTTTCCAATTAATCATTGTTTCATAAAACTCTTTTAACGTAAAATCAACAATCTCTTCGTCTGACCCATTTTCCGGATACTGAATATTATTAGCATCAAAAGTTGATTTTATCTCAGAGATATCATCCAATAATTGTTCTCTTAATTTTTCATAGGTTAATTGAGACGCGTCTTTATATGTTTGATAGGTTTTGTTATTAAGAATGAAATTATAAAATTCTTGTTTAGTAATCCCAAGTTCTTCCAATGATGAATATATTTCTGTTGGTCTAACTAAATTTTCCGTAATATGTGAAAAATACATATAATGGATAAATTTATTTAAAGGTTCAATACCTCCAAAAGAACGCTTTGAACCGGTTTCATAATCAACACGTTTTGATGTGTTAATATTAGGGTTCATCACATCGTCGTACGCGTGTTTAATTTCGTGAGCCAAACTAGAAACTATCGTCACTCTATCTTTTCTAAATGTGTCGATTAAATCTTGAGTGGTTGTTTGAGAATTTACCGCCAAGTTTATAAATAAATTAATCGTAGTTGGATTTGTTGTTGAGATATAATTAAAATTTTTAGCCATTTCTCTAGTACCTCGTTGGGTCATTCCTAAAACAATCAACTTAATATCATTATCGTTTAAATCATAATCATCCAAGTCCTGAAGTTTAAAATCAAGTATGATTCTATTAAAAGTAGTATTATTAATCACAAATGAACCATTTAATTCTATCTCATTTGTTAAAAAATCTTGAATGTCTATATTTGGATGTAATATCGACATCATATTTTCATAAACTTGTCTTGCAATATCAACAATGTTGGTAGGTACACCAACCGCTTCTGTTAATGTTTTATATTGATTTTCTTTAATTCTAATTTTCATATCTATAAATACTTTGTAAAATAAAAAACCCTCCGGACAGGAGAGAATTTGGGTCTTGATAATTTATATTATAAATTAATTCTTTTAATAATTAAATATATTTTAATAACTAGTGCTAGAAACTAGGCTACTAGTAATAATAAATATCTATAAAAATGCAAAAATTTGATTATCTTCGTCTTCCACCGTAATAATGATGGTGATGAGGATTTGAAGGATAAACATAAACCGGGGTAATAATTGGTTGATAAGTATATGGGGTGTAAAAATGATATACACGTCTTGGTCTTGGTTCCGGTCTTTGACGAATACCGTAAGAATATACTACGGCCTGATAACCTTCACAAGAAGTTAAAACGACCAACATTAAAAGTAATAAAAATTTTTTCATATTTTCCAATAAAATCAAATATTATACCAATTCAGGTAATTATTTTCCATTAAAATCACATTTCTAACAAAAATTTTCCACTATTTACGTTCATTGATAATTTGTTCAACATATTTATCTCTTTGTTCCAACAAATATTCGGTACGTTCAATTAATCTTTGTCTTTCACCGTCAGTTAATTTAAGTATTAAATCTTCCTTTTCCTTAATCATTTGTTTATATTCGTTCATCTGAGATGTGAATACCATATTTTGATAATACATTATTCCGACTAATAAAATAATCGTAAATGATTGTTCTTTTAATTTTGATAAAAATTCATTCATTATTTTTTAATTGTTTTTACCGGGAATCCGAAATTATCCTCAAACCATTCAGCTAAAATAGGTTTCCATCTATTACCAAATAAATTTTCAAAGGTATCATAATCGTCATCAGAATAAATCATAAGTATAGGAGATTCTTCAACTAATCTTTTAATTTTTTCTTCATTTTCATTACCAAAATCATCAGTTAACCAATAATCTTTTGAGTACCATCTAAACAAGTCTCCGTCATCACTAAAATTACCGGCATAAAATACTGCACCAATATCTGTTTCATTACCATCATCATCGAAGGCATAAGACCAATTGATTTTATCAGGTTCATATTTGGAATTGATATATTTTAAAATATAATCATAAACCCTGTTTTCAGATATAATAAATTTCATATCTATAAATATAACAATGAATCAATTTCATTTCCAATCTTCTTATAGACCGGACAATCCCGGTGAGGTTCTCTTTTCCCTATCGGAGTCTTAATAATTTTAACACCTAAGGATTCAAATTTTTTGTAGTAGTTTTTAACTTTTGTATAAGTAATTCGTTTAACATTACCCCATCCCCAAGAACCCTGAACAACGTAAAGTTCGGCGTTTGGAAATGTCCTCCGGATTGTATTAATTAATGTTGAGATTCCCAAATCTAAATATCGGTCATTTGTCCCAATTGATATTACAATATTACAGATATCCGGGGAAATTCGGTGGTTTTTAACCATTTTTGTTAGTTTTGGGACATTTATTCCTTTTTTCCATAGTCCAACACCTTTTTTAATTTTTGTTGAATGTAAATCAATATATGGAGTTTGAGAGTCACCAATAATAAGATTGGGGTATGTTTGAGCATACCCCAAAGTTGAAAGTAATATTAAAAAATAAAAAAAATATCTAACCATTTAATTTAACAATTTTACCATTCTTCATCATAATTTTTATTACACTATTTTCTTTCGTAAAGAAAGGAAAAAAACCCTGAATGGTGTGTGCGAAGGTATCGACTGGTATTAATTTATTATCCATTAACCTTATTGAAGCTCTACCCTCATTTTCAAGGAAAACATTATAATCTTTAATGTTTTTAAATATGATTTCATATTTTCCTTTTTTCGTGATTCTGATTACGAATGATACATCCGGATATAATTTTTTTACTATTATTCGTAAAGATTCTAATTTATCCATTTTATTTTTCTCTACCCCAAGTATAATGAATTATTTCACCATTAACAAATTCTTTCCAATATTTTTTCCAAGGACCGGAAAATAATATTGTCATACATCCGTTGCTATTAGCGATTCTGTGATATGAATCCCGGGGAAAAAACATTAAAGTTTTTTCTCGTCTAACGATATGATACTCACCGGTGGTCTCATCATCCAAGATGTGTTCGTCATACTCACCGAATAGTTTTACCGACCAAGCATTAAACGCGTGGGTGTGAAATCTGTCCTGAGGTTCCGTTGATTTGTGGAAATAAAAAAAGATGATTGAGAAGAGCCATTTACATTCAAATAACACGAACTGACTCACGACTTGTTTTCCGAACTCAAACTTATTGTATTTGAGAAAGGAGATTGTTTTTGTTTTTACCATAATATAATTGTTTGTACTATGGAATAAAATTATAGATGAAATATTTGAATTAGTCAAATTATATTTTTATATTTGTGGTATGGAAAAAATAATACACACATTAATTGATAGTTGGGTAAAAGGTGTTGATACTTACACTCATAATGATTCTACTTGGTTGATATTTACAGATTCCAAAAAGTGGGTGGTTGAATTAACCAAAGAAAAAACTTTATGGTATAACTATAACTTCTTCAAACAAATATTCGAATTCGTATCATTGGAAGTTGTAGATAATCAAGATTATATTACTAAATGGGTTGAAGATAATGTAATAAATAAGGTAAAAGAAATTAAATCAGATGATTTTAATGTATCCCAAAATTTATGTGAAGACGTTATTGAGAATGGTGTTAAAAAAACTAATGTTTGTAATTATACCGACCCTAAAACACAATTAATGTGGGTGAAATGGGGTAATGAAATTGATAATGTGATTGAAAGTGGTATTAAACGTACTTTAGGTCAAAATCTAAATGTTTGTCACTTAGTTGATGATACCATTGAAAATGGAGTAAATCACACCGAAATTGGTTGGCATCAATGTAATAATGTAGATGACACAATTGAAAAAGGTGTGAGAGAAACTATGTTTAATCAAGGACATAGACAACCTGCGGTTAAAAATATAATTGAAAATGGTGTTAGAGAAACTAATCACGTTGACGTTATGGGGTTTTATAATACTAAAATGGAAGATGTTCTTGAAAATGGTGTTAAAAAAACACAAGGGACTCCCGGTTGGACTCACGAACCAAAGACATCTAATGTTATTGATAATGGAATTAAAGAAACAAAAACTCCCGGTGAAGATGGGGATATTGTAGGTTATCTTGAATGGGTTGATGATAAAACTATTCGAAAGTTTCCCGAAATAATTAATGATATTATTGATAATGGTATTAAAGAAACCAATTCTTGGAACGAATCAATAATCGGTGACTTAAATCAAAATGGGTGTATTGATAACGTTATTAAAGAAGGTGTGAAGGAAACAAAAGGAGATGCAAGTCAAAACCCTATGGGAAAAGTGACTAAGGTCATTAAAGAAGGAATAAAAAACCCCACCTATTAAGAGTGGGGTTATTTTTTAGTTGATTAAATAAGAGTACGTCAATAAAAATAATATTGTTCCAACAATACCACCATAACTACCCATATGGATATCTACATCATCCCAAGGTGCTCCGTGAAATTTGGAATAATACCATTCTCTAATCCAATTTACACAAAAAGCACCAAACCCTCCAATAAAGACTGGAAAAACATAACCGGTATCACCTAAAAAAGCATATAAGAATAATAACCAAATTGCAAAAAAGGTTAATACTAACGAATAACCAAAGTGTTTATAATAATTTTCACTAATGAATTTAGGTGAAAATAAGAATTTAGTATTCAAAACATATTCTTTCGCATTTTGAATTACTATAGGACAAATAGGACATTCTATTAACATATTATTTATAATATTTTTCACATATTTTTATCCACTCTTTACGTTGGTCACCAGTTAACGAGTCGTTTTTAACTGAACCGTATTGGAATTTTTGGAATTCATCTAATTCTTCCCATTTAACAGGAAAAAATCTAAAATATACAAACCCAAAAAATAAAGATGTTGCAGTTAAAAGATACATAAACCACACAAATAATGTTGGTGTCGGCCAATTATCGTTTAATATATTAGCAATTCCTGTTATAACGAACAGAGGATAAATAATTCGAGAAGCTCTCGGTGCATTATATGTTATTCCAAAAATAGAAGTCATATAATCTAATACAAAATTCTTTACTAACCATTTTCTCATAATATTTTCTTTAATTTACTGATTATTTCGTTGTTGTTTTTCATCAACTTTAATTTTTTAACGACATTTCGTCTGTTTTTTTTAGGTTTCCCCGGTTTTCTTGATTTTGACATAATAAAAGTTTAATAATAAATATCATAAAAAATAATTTAAAATTTACCACATTTTACAAGTCCAATACCAAATTTCGTGATATTTATTCTAAAATCATATTATGAAAAAATTATTATCAATTTTATTTTTGTTAATTACATTAACATTAATGTCTCAGACCGTAACTTATCAAACAAATAATTCGGTTATTTCTAACCCGGAAAAAGGGTTTTATCACTACACATCAACAGGTTCCGGCGGTGGGTATAATTTACTAAACCAAACTACATTATCAGGGTATAGAACAAACGAAAATATCACCGTAATACAAAGACAATTCTTTTTACGAGATTTTATTACAGGAATTCCAATTACATCAACATATCTTACAAATATGCAAACCGATTTTAATAGAATCAGAAATGCCGGAGCTAAAGTAATTGTTAGATTTACATACACATCTTCAAGTTCTTATACAGTATTCCAACCAACAAAGGCTCAAATACTTGCCCATATTCAACAACTAACTCCGGTGGTAAATGCTAATAAAGATATTATAGTTGCTATTCAGGCAGGTTTCATTGGTAAGTATGGAGAATGGTATTATACCGGTTCTTCAGAATTTGGTAATGGGAACTACACCATATTAACTACGACACAATGGAACAACAGAAAAGAAGTAATGGATAGGATGATTAGTTCATTTGACGCTTCTATTCCTTTACAATTAAGATATGTTTTTGCTAAACAAAAAATGTATGGAAATACATTTATAGGTAGAATAGGATTTTACAACGATAGTTTCTTAGGAACCTATGGTGATAGTGGAACATTTAATGTTAGTGGAGCACAATCTCAACCAAGTACGGCTGATGTAACATATTGGCAAAATGCCACAGTAAACAATCCTGTAAGTGGTGAAAGTAATATGGTTAATTCTCCAAGAACAGATTGTCCAAATGCGATGGTTGAAATGAACCGATTTAATTGGAGTCTTATTAACAAAGATTATTTCCCTACGGTCATTTCTAACTGGCAAACAAATGGTTGTTTTACAACTATGCAAAGAAGTTTAGGATATGATTTTAGATTAAACAGTTCAAATATTACAAATGGTATTTTAACTATTAATATTGGTAACTATGGATATGCTAATTTGTTTAAAGATAGAAAAGCGTTTCTTGTATGTAAAAACACGACCACCAATGTTAATTACTCTTTCTTGATTGATTCGAATATCAAAAATTGTTCTACCACAAGTTATAACATAGTGACGAATTTAACAACTTTAGGCTTACCGGTGGGTTCTTATAAACTATATCTTAATTTACCTGACCCTTTGTTAAATAATATCAATTATTCTATTAGAACATCCAATTTAAATTTATGGACCACTGAAGGTTTTAATGATTTACAACAAACATACAGAGTATCAACCCTTACAATAAAAAACAACCGAGTTGATATTGAGGATGATAAAATTGTTAAAGTTAGAATATACAATTTATATGGTCAATTAATTTCAGAAGATTTGGATTTGTCTGTTTTAAATGAAGGTCTTTATATTATGGTTGGTCAAACAATGACAAATAGAACTATCACTAAAAAATTCTATAACAACAAATAATCTATTATAAAAAATCCCCCAATCTCAAAAGAAACTGGGGGATAATTTTATTTTTCCTTTAAGGTTCCGGGATGTATGTAAGAATCTTCAAAGGAGTCCGTTGAAACAAATTCACTCCTCATATATTCTATCACTTTTTCGAGTAATTCATAATCTTTTACATCACCTCGTTTATGACCGGCTTTAATCAATAAAGATATTCCGGCCGATAAAATCATAGTAGAATCTTCAACACCTAATCCTCGTTGGTCTTTAGGGACTTGGATATCAAAATACGCTCTACCATCATTACCTCGTTTATACTTAATAGTGATTGACGCTTCATCCATCTTACATCATTTCAATATAATACATAGAATTTTTATTGGAATAACAACTTCCGTCCCGGGAGTCGTACCATTCACCACTTACTTTATAAATGTCGAATTTTTCACCGGTAATCTCATCAAATCGAGATTCAATTTTTTTAATGGTGTCTTCACCTGAATTTTGTTGTGCCATCGAGGTATAACCATCGATATACACTTTATCACCTACTTTTGCCATATTATAATAATGTTACAGATTCTTCCGGACACTGATATAATTGATTATCGTCGTCCGCTCTAACTATATAATCAATACCTTTTCTTTTCACTATGGAAAATGGATTCTCCCATTTCCTAATTTGTTCCACAACACCGGTGAATGGATTTTCTTCGTGAGGTACCTTAACCTTTACTTTTGAATTAACTTTAATTTTACTCATAACGTTTACAATTGTATTGGTAATAATTTCTCAGGTAGATATTGTTCCGGACATACGATGGTAACACTATCAAGGTAACCGGTATATTCTAATAAATTATCAGTTTCTATAATATCTCTATCAGTATAGTTTAAAACTATATATGGCGTTTTAACACTATTATCGATTTTGATTCTGGCTAATTCAAAATCAAATTGAATGAATCGATATTCTCCTTTCACATTACCCATTAATTTAATAACAGTTTCAGTTGTTGTTTGACTTCGGTATGAACCGGCAATCAAGAAATAAGAACCATAGGAATTCGTTTCTGTTACATCACGATTTACTAATTGTCTTAAATAAATTTTTTCACTATGTTGTTGTTTTTCAGGTGGAAGAGGTTGACATCCAATCATAAATAACACAACAAATAATCCCAATAATTTTTTCATACAATTATGTTTTAAATTTTACGGGACAAAGATAAAACAAAAATCCCGATAAAAAAAATTATCGGGACATTTTTTTATAAGAGTGTTTTAACATTTAGTTTATGATGGGATTCGAACCATTCTTTTAAGTATATTTTAAATTCATCAATATCAACATTAAACATTGGTCCAATATCAGTTTCAGCCCATATTGTATCAAAATACAATATGCTATTATTAATATCAAACATTATTTTTGATGAATCACCACCGGGAGAATACCCATCGTTAATATTATCAAATTTAAGTTCTTCCCCTTGAAATCGTGTGAAATATTTAAATAATAATTCTTTTTTCTTATCCATAATATAAAATTAATAATTTTCTTAAAAAGAATCAAGAAATTTTAACACCCAAATTAGGATACCCTTTTTCTATTTTGAAATCTTCAAGAATATTTTTTATAACACTCCAACTATCTATATGATATCCACCACGTCTCAACACCACAAAAACTTCTGGGTCATCATTAAGTGTTTTTTCGTCATAACGGACTGAATGGATAACATTACCGGCAGATGATTCTCTTAATCTTTTTTTTAATTCCGGAAGAAACTTTTTACCGAATTGTTGTTTGTTTTTATAATGAACTGAAATACTTAAATATCCAATATTAAACATATTTTTAGTAGAACCGTGATTTAATTTAGATTGGATGGTACCTCTATAAGGAATTACACCTTTAACAACTTCTTCCGCATCAATCCAAACTTTACATCCAAAGGATTCTGCACCATAATATCTACAAGGATACTCGTAACTTCTAACATCTTTATAACCCTGTTCTAAAATAGAATCCACAAAATATTGAATTCTTTTCGGTAATTCTTCGTAAGTTTTATATTCTATCATAATTAATTCCAGGAACTCGGTATTGCAATATGGTTAATTTCATTAATAATTCCTAACTTAATTAAGATAGGGATTGCTTCAGTACCACCCTCAAATTGTAAAAAAGGTAATATCATCTGTAATGGTAATATATCATCACCGGTTTTTTCCCAAGGTAATGAAAACACTCCCATAAATGAATAAAATTCTTTTGGTGATAGTTTTAATCTACCCGGATATTCTTTATCGACACGGGCAACTGATTTACTATTTTTCACCCAAGTAACTGTATTTTTTTCAATAACACATTCTAAATCACAATAAATGGTTGATAAATATTGTTTCATTAAAATTTCTAAATTTTCATTTATAAGAACACTCATATAGTAAAATTTCAGCAAATATACAATATTTTTTTAACACACAAAAAAAAATCCCATCTATTTTGATGGGATTTCTTTAATTATTTTATTAATATGAAAACTTACATTCGGTATTACTTCTTCAACCACACCTTCTATCCAAGCCAAAGTGTTATCATAATCTTCTCGGTCATTAAATTGGTGAATGTCTATGAAAACATTCAATCTTTCTCCCGGGTCAAGTTTTACTACTTTTATTTTTTCAATCGATTCAACTTCAAATAGTTCATCCATCTCACCCAAACCCCAATCTTCGGATTCTTGTCTGAGAGATGTTAAACCAAAATCAACGAATGTTTGAATTTGGTGTTTTAATTTTTCTAATTTATTTTCTGTGATAATGAATTTCATAATAATAAATATCCACGATAAATAAAAGGTGGTAAATATTATTAATCTTCCAACAGATTCCCAATACAAAATATTTCAAACACCAAGAAACATATTCTTCCGATAGATGTGTTAAATAACCACCAATCCAACGGGTTAATATCCCAAGCAATAAAACACCCAATTAAATAAATAAGGATATGAACAAATAAATAGGTTCCAATTTTTTTCATATCAGTTATTTTAAAATTATACCTTCGATTGGAAACCATTGTCTTCCAATTGTGTTGTTAGTTCCACCGGAGTAGTCACCTTCAAGTTCAACTTCATTCTCACGAAGTCCAACAATCTTCATTAGTTCTCCACCTTTATAGATATCCTTATGACACACAAATTGGTTTATTCTCAAATCCTCAATACTTGGTGAAACTTCTTCACCTAACAATTGGAATAATTCAGATTTCATTTGACCCTGTATCTTATAATCGGATTCCAACCTCTCATAATGTTTGGTGACGGCTCTCTTCAAATAATAAGAATTAAAAAACCCATCCAAATCAAACACATACTCAACACACCCAATAAATCTTTTATCCTCAACCTTCTTTACACTATTAAATTGTTGGAGTGATGGGGTATTTTGAAATATATAAGTTCCAACATCCGGAACAATACAACTTCCCTCCGTTAATAATGTTTCACCAATATTTAAAGCTCCCGGGAACCTATCATATAAAGGTCTGAAAAAGAAATCCAAAATAAATTTCTTTTGGTATTCTGTTAATTGTCTCATAGTTATTGTTTTTTAAATTCTTCTAAGAAATATTTTGCCGTGTGTCTTGATACTGATGAGTAACCATTAAAATCTTCATTCATAGATAGAAATTGGATTAGGTCGATAATTTTCTCGGTATCCCATTCAGTATCATCGTATTTCTTTTTTAATAATTTTTTGAATCCGTCCAAAGAAAAATCAAAATCATCTTTTGGTTCTCTATCTTTAAGGTCGTCAGCCAATTTTTTAATTTGCTTCACCTGAATATTATCATTAGGACCAGGATAAACACTTCCGTGAACTTTACAACATAAATTGTTGTATGGCTCTCCGATTCTACAAGTACATTTTTCACTTACATATACCACTCTCTTACCATAACATATTTCACACCCATATTCTTGATGGTCGTCACAACACATATCGGTAAAACATAAATCATCTACACCATTACATCTCCCACAACATCTTGAAACTTTTGTTGGTGTTATAATTGAATAGTGGTCGTATGGATACCCAACATTTTTATCATTATAAACCTCAACGTACTCACAAGATGAATTTTCAACCAACCATTTAAGAAATTCCTCCGGTATTGGTTGAACTCCGTCTTTAATTAATTTTGGGTTGGTGGTCATTATGATTTTTTTATACTCTTTTCTAACCGACCAATATTCCTTATCATCAATTACTCCTTTTCTAACTAAATCACCATCTAAATAATACGAATAACCAATATAATCATCTGAGGTTATATATACGTGACACGCTTTAAGGACACCCCCGGAAGACATTCTACCATTTAAATAAAAGAATTTACCATCCTTTTTACCGATAAAAAATTCTCCTTTATTTTTTTCGTCCTCAACTATAAAAATGTTTTTCATAAGACACCCTTATTAAATTTTTCAACTTTTTCTTTTAACTCATCACGAAGTTGGATGAAATCAACTTTTGTATTTTTAGACCATTCTTTCTCAACTTCTTTATTTATCCAAACATCCGGAGAATCCAAAACGAACCCTTGAAATCCGGTGTTATACGGTGAATTAAAAGTGATTGACGGATTTCTATCTGTAATAATCTCAACTTTCATTGGTGGAAGTTCCAATTCCATAACAAAACAATCACCCCAAGTTCTTTTTTCTTCGAAGGTTTTTACATTTTCACGGAGTTTTTGAAAATTATCCTTGGTGACCTTTATCATCGGTTTATCATATGAAATCATATAAACATCATAATTGGTCTTATCAACCAAAAATTCGGCATACTCATCAAATAATAACAAGTACAATTTTCCGTCTTTAACAATATGTGTTGTATTCATAATTAATTATCAGTTATTACGATTCTATGAACCTCTTCTATACCTTCTTTTTCCAACACTAATTTAACTTCCCTTTCAAAATAACCCTCAATAGTTATTTTTTATATTCAGTTATCCAATACGCAATAAAAACAAATATAACACATACGGCTACGAAAATAATAAGACCTGAATTATCCATATATAAAATTTTCGACAAAGATACAACAATATTTTAATTCACCAAATTAAAATCAAAAAAAAAATCCCGTCATACGACAGGATTGTGATTGGGACCGAATATTTCAAAAAATACCTCTTCATTTGTTTTTTCCGGAGGAAAAATATAAGACTGAACGTGAAATGTTACAAAATCAACATCACTATATGTCATTTTAAAGAAAGTATCAAATGAATTATCATATTCGTTCCTTGGCTTGGTTGCAAATTTAACATCATCAAAATACACATCAACACCAACCATAAATCTTTTTATCGGTTCAAAATTCATTGGGTTATATACCGTATTTTCACGATACCCGGTACAAACAATGTCCCTAATTTCAGGAAATGTTTTCATAATAACATCCTTGAATATTTTTGGTAACACAATATCCCTTGGTTTTACTTGTGCAATAGTAGAAATACCGGTGGTATTAGGTATTAATCCTAAATCGTCGTATATATCAAATTCGTTTTCCATAGTATATTATTTATCAATTAATCGTTCACTTGTTGATTTAATTATAAACAATATTAATGAGTAAATCAAAAAAAAACCCACTCGTTAAAGAGTGGGGGATAGTTCATTAAACATATTGGTAACATTGTTTTTTTTTGTTAGACCCTAAAATTCAGGTTGACAACAACTGATGTTTCTGTGTTCTCAATTCCATTATGGTTGTGGTTACATCTCAAATTCAGGTTGACAACAACCATTGGTCGTGGGGTAATCTCATCCTTACAGTTGTGGTTACATCTCAAATTCAGGTTGACAACAACCGGGTGTAGAAGTATTCGGTAATTTAAAAAGTTGTGGTTACATCTCAAATCCAAATTAAGAATACTTTACAATAAAATACTCTTGGAGGTGGTCGTTGTGGTTACACCATATATTTTGAGATAACCTATCCGTTCTCGGATAATGGGGTTCAAAGACCCCTAGCCGCCTAACCGTTCCGGTAATCACACGTTGACCGTGTTCTTTTACCCGGGTTATATCTGCAAATAATATTTTAGCCTTTTAACGTGTCACACACACGCGAGTTACCAATATGTTTAAGAACGTTTTTTAAATTATGGTACAAAGATAAGTAATTATTCTCTAACTAACAAACTTTTTTCAATATTTTTTGCCGCATTTATATCTCTATCGTGTTTTTTCCCACAAGAATTACAAGTCCATTCTCGGTGGGACAATTTCAATCCCATATTTATTTCTCCACAATTGGAACAGGTCTTACTTGTATTTTTGGGGTCGACCCTATTAAACTCAATTCCCTTTGAGTTACAAACACTTGACAAATAATCAACAAAAGAACGAATTCCGATTCTTGCGGTGGAGTTAGAGAGATGTTTATTCTGTAACATAAAAGATAAACGAATATCCTCAACTTGAATCTTTGAATACTTACCCTTGGTTAAAACACCAACGACATATCTGTGATATTGTTTTCTAAAATTATTTAATTCATTTTGTAATCTACCTTTTTTCTCGATTACTCTCCAATAATTTTTGGATTTAGGTTTACCCTTATTCAATCTATTCTTACGAGAAATACTTTTTTGAATTATTGAAATTTTATCTTCCAATTTTTTAATTCTTTCAACATCAACCTGATACTTCATCCCTTCAGATGTGATAGCCATATCCTTAATACCAACATCAATACCCAATGATTTACCATTAGTATCCGCCTTATCAATTTTAACATCCTTCAAATCCAAAGTTAACGATATATACCAATTACCATCAGACTTCCTATGAATAGACATTAACTTTACAGTTGAATTTTTGAACTGTTTGTGAAACACACATTCAAAAACCGGATTAACTCCATTTTTTTTTAATAAATTTGGAAGAAGATTAAATTGGTTATTATCCCAATCCAACCTTAAACTTCCTTTAGCAATACTATTTGAATTTGTTGTTAGTTTTAATATATTTGTTTTCTTTTTATAGGTTGGTTTTCTTGATTTTGGGTTTTTTCTAAAATTGTTAATTGAGGTCACCAAAGATTCCGAAACATATTCTCTGAATAATGAAGGAACATTATCAAACCAGTCAATCGTTGAAAGATATTTTGAAAAAAGAGATTTACTCTTTAAGTTAGGTGTTGGGAAATCTTTGAAATCTTTCCCCTCAATGAATTCACCAATCAAAAGGTTATAACCACCTCTTAATTTATTACCAATATCAAATAACCATCGTTTCTGTTTATCATCCGGATATATTCTATATTCAATAGACACCCCAACATAAGATTCACCACGTTTTCTTTCAACCAAAAAATAATTCATATATTTTTTATTTAGATGGTAAAGATACAAAACATAATTTAATCCACCAAATAAATCATCAAAAAAAAAAGGGGGAGGGGGGATTGGACAACGACCGGAGGGAGTCCGGTCCGGGAAAGAATCAAATTATTTCGGGAAAAACTCATCAATGTATCCTAATTTTTTTGCCACTTTATATGCACCACTATATTTAATCCTAAACTCTGACACATTTTTACACTCAGATGATTTTTCTTTCATTAATTCATACGACCAAATTGATTTTCTAACCGGTCTATTTTCAACAGGAAAAAGTTCATTTAATATACCATATTTTTTCGCGACTTTGTATCCACCACTATATTTTATTTCAAATTCAGACCTATTCCTACACTCAGACGATTTCTCTATTATTAATTCGTAAGTCCATTTAGATGGTTTAGGAGTTCTTATTGGTTTTATCATATGAGAACATATTTCATCAATCCATCCATTTTTAACAGCAGAACGATAAAAAGGTCTGGAATTTACGGTAAAATCTTTTTTATAATTGTATTTTAACGCTTCTTTTCGACATTCTTCTTTATCATTATATTTTTCAAGTAATAGTTCATTTAATGTTTTTGGGAAAACAACTTTCAATAAATTATTTCTATCTAAAAATTTAAGAAGACCCGGTTTACTCTTTTGTAAATGACTAATACAGTCATAATTTTTTGCCTCTTCTAACGCATTTTCCATATTCCATTCCCCCGGCATTTTTTTAGTTTTAACTAAATCAGATATTAAGTCTTCCCACCATCCATTTTCAATCGCAATGTTTCTAACCCAACTATTCATTTTTTTTGAATATTCTTCTCTATTCTCACATCCTTCTTTCATTTTCACAAAATAATCATAAGTATATTTTGACTTCATAGCACCTAATGAACCGGCTTTAGCCTTATTTAATAGAATGTAACCCATATCACTATATTCCTTAACCCACATCGCCTCCATTTCAGGTGCATCTTCTTCTTTTATTGGTGTAGAAGTCAGAAGTTTGAATTCAGGTATTACGTTAATTTCTTTAATTTTTTCAAAAACGGGAGATTTACCTTTTTCAGTTCCATATAAATGAGCATTTTTCCTTCTTTTAATTTGACAAGTTAATCCAACATAAGCATATTTAGGTATTGTTGTATTAAATTCAAACACATAAATAACTCTTTCTTTAAGAGTCATCTGTCTTTTCATATGAGCAAAACAAATTTTATCCCAACTATTTTTAAGAATAATTCTATAAGCATAATTTGAATTTTCACACATATCACTTCTTGTCTGATATTTTAATGATTCTTCAGTACATTTTTCAATAGTATCAAAATCTTCAAAAACTTTCCTAACATTACCACTTTTAGTTATGTGTTGTATATGGTCAAGTAATTCTGTCCAATTATTTTTATGAATAACATCATAAATGTTTGGGTAGTCTTTATAGAATTCAGAATGTACGGTATAGTTTTTAGTAATTTCTTTACATTTATCATAAGTCCAATAACCATTAGGCTTAAAAATATAATCCATATGACTAACACAAGACAACCAAAATTCTTTATCTTCATCACTCGATGATAATTTCCTATAAGTTCTTGCGGTATTGAATACTGAGCGGTCGTTTATTTCCCAATCTCTTTGATTATTATATTTAAGTGCAGATTCTAATATTTCTTCTTTGGTATATTGTTTAACAATTTTAGATTTACCCATATGTTTAACCGCCTCATCCATAATACCTAATCTTTTCGCAGCACCATATTGTCCGGGTGAATTAATTCTAAAATCATTTCTAGTTTTATACTTCAAAGACTCAGTTAACACTTCTTCATTAGTATATGGTTCCGATACTTGTCTTATTAAATGTTTTGTCAATTCATCCCACCAACCATTACGTTTAATTGCGTTGATAACACTTGTCCCTTGTAAATCATTAAAATATTTGAACTTTAAGACCTCCTCTTTACATTTTTCATATGTCCATTTTGGATTTTTAGGAGAATGTGGTGTCTCCCAATGAGATAACAAATCAAACCATCCTTTACTTCTTATCTTCATAATAATTGAAGGGTCGGTTTGATTTAATTCCGTATAACTGTTGTATTTAGAAACCTCTTCTTGACATTTTTCATATGTTAAACTTCTTCTCATATAATTTATTAAAAAATATTTGGTATTGAATAAACTAAATCACAAGGCTCTCCCTTAATTCTTAATTCATAATTAACAACAAATTCATCATAAGACATATTTTTTAATCGGATTAATTTGTCATAATACTTTTTGTAATAGTTTGGTGTTTTTAATTCATCAAGATATATAAGTGTTGAATTAATTCGTGATTGATGTGATGAAAACAATCCTAATAAATTATCACTTTTTCTAAATGACCTTGGACTATTATATCTTGTTGGTATATTAACCAATAATGAGAATTCAATTGATTTAGCCAAACGTTTATTATTAACTATAATACATTTAGCAAAATCCCAATTTTTTACTTTTGAGGTTTCTGGGTATGAATGAGATTTTAATCTTTGAATTAAATCACCACTATATCCGATATACACAATATCATCACCCGACATAAGCCAATAAACACCAATGTATTTACCGGAACGTTTATATATAATTCTGCCACTATCATCACGTTTAATTTTGTTAACAATTAATTGTTCCTCTTTTAAGTGTTTACGAATAATATCCAATATCATATTATTAGTTTTTTAATGATTGGTGCAAAGATAAGTATATTTTTTTAATCCACCAAATAAATCATCAAAAAAAGGGGGCGGGGGGATTGGACAACGACCGGAGGGAGTCCGGTTTATGTGAGACATCGATTGATTCCCCCAATATAATTTATTATAATTCCCATATGAATTTATATGAACAATACGAAAACTCAAAAATCGGGGGTGAAAACGATAAGATAAAAACAATCAATGATATCATAACCCAATACCCAAAAATAATCGACTACTTATATAACCGAATAGACACCTGTTTCGGAAAACATATTGTATATGTTGTTCATATGAGGGTAGATAATATTGATATGATTAAAATAGGTTACACCAAAAATTCTGTAACCGGAAGATTCTCAGAAAAAAGATGGACAGACCATCATAAAATAGATATTGTGGAAATATTAAGAGAAAACACCCTTCAAGCAAAAGGAGCGGTGGATTTCGAAAAAGAATTAAAATCACAATGTTCTCAATATACTATTAATTCAAACCTAAAACTCCCGGGAAAAAATGAATTTATGGATTTTAATAATAAAAATAACATACTATCAAAATACGACAACCTATTTCCAAATTACGAATCCATTATAGGATTAAAATCCCCCAACTAACAAAAGAGGGAGAATCAATCAAATCGAATTATTCTATATTCCTCAGTATTGGGATAAAATTCAACATTCTCATCATACTCCTCTTGTGATAAACTACGACACTTATCCAAAATATCCTTAATACCTCCATTACAAATGGTATATCCTCGTTGAACATATTTCTGAACTCTCCTTAATGAATCAAATACATACAAAGGTTCCAAATGATTTATAACAATCCTCTTATGATGAACATCCAATAATCCCGATGGACTACATATCACCTTCTCACCATCATACATAAACTGACAAACCGTAAAATCAAATGAATCAATTATATCCGTTAGTTTCTCATACTCCCGATATATAATCTGAACCTTAATCTTACCCTTCTTATATGTTCTCAAGTTATCGTTGAAATATACCAACTTATATCCGTGACCCTTTGATAAATTCAACTTAACAAATTCATCCAACTCATCCTTACTCAATCCAAAGATATCAATATCATTATACTTCTCACCAAATAAACTATCCCTAACACTCCCACCGGCAATAACAACATTCAACTTCTTATCACCACCATAATTAAACTCGGGTAACCTTACCAATAAATTCTCCTTAGGTAATTCACAATATTTCATAATTAAATTTTTAAAGTTGAAATGTATTCTCTAATTCTGTTAATGTAGTTTTCCGTATATATAGTTGATTTTTCAATATAAATACCTTTTTCAACCGCCTTCTCAATCTCAGGAATAAGGGGGGTTGAATGTAATAAGATTTCTTTTAATTCATCTATTTTTTTATAACAAATTGTAGATTCAATCGCAGGTATCATACTTATTGCCCGTTCTTCCAATTCCTGAATTCTTTTTTCAATAAACTCCCGGTCTATAATAACATATTTATCCATATTATTTTATTTAGACCACAAAGATATAACAAGCCCCCGGATTTACCAAATTTTTTTTTTAAAAATTTTTTTTTGAGATTTGACCTTTTATTCAGATGGGGGGTCTTGTCTATGGAACAAAGTTTAGTACGTGTTTATGGAATCCGGAAATTTTCCGGATTATTATAAATTATTTCCGGATATAAAAAAACCCCCTACTTAAAAGAGGGGGTTAATTTTGTTTTCATTTAATCAAGATTAAAAATATGTTTATAATACTTTCTTATATGAGAGGGAAGTTTCCCGTGTTTTTCCTCACACTTTCTGAATAAACTATTCCTAGTCTTTGATGAACTATATTCATCTAAATATTCTAAAAAGGTTTTCATTCGTGAATCAATATGAGCATCACCCCCGTTTTCACCTTTCCATCCAGCAATTAACCTCTTATACGAACTTGATAGTTCTGCTGGTAATGGAGATTCATTTTCTGAGATAACTCTTTTAATTAAATTAGTTAAATCAGATTCCGTTAATCTTATAACTTTTTTCATAATACACATTTTATATATAAATATACACACCCATTAATTGGGGACATTTTTTTCCAGAATTTTTTTATGAATACTTCGTTTAAGGGATTATCCGGGGTATTTGAGGTTTTTAGGGGGGAGGAAGGAAGGGGGGATACGTCCCCCCCATTAAGGGAGGGGGTATATAAGGGAGGGGGTGGGATATAAATAACCCCCCATTAGGTGGAGGGTTTATAATCGACAATGAAGTTATTGATTTTAAACGATGATTCCATTATGGCTTGGTCACCTGTGAATTGACTAACGAAGAGATAAGTCCTTTGATATTCTCGGGGGATTTGTTTATAGAAGAACTCACACCACTTCTCCATATCTTTCTTTGTGTTGTATGGTACCTTCCAACCTATTGGTGATGTTAGGTACGCATCCAATGAGTAAGCAGTACTACCGATATACTCAGGGTCTCTCTCTATGAATCTTTGTTTGGAGTATGGTCTTATTGGTACCCCGAAGTAATCAGATACCTTATCATAATCAACAATGATATCGATGAATGAGACTCTATACTCATCAAAGTTACGGGAAGGTTTCCATCCTATTACGAAGTTATATTTCTTCTTTAATGATTTGACTGTCATATCAAATCCTTTTTTTATATTATTATCCATAACAATAAATATTCTTATGTTTTTATTTGGCCAATTGAAATATTCTTTATACCTTTGTACCACATTACCGGGGGAACCTTCATCGACAGATGAAGAACCAATCCGGATGGGGGCGTACCTTTTTAATCGGGGGTGGAAGAGTAGACTCCAACCTGCCTATACTTGACCTTTAGGTTAAGTTATATTTTTTTATATAAATCCCCCCTTTTATTGAAGAATTCATAATCGGACATATTACTAAATAAAAATTGTTGCTAATAAACCCCCACTTTTTTTGTGAATTCCATAATTTGTATTATCTTTGTGGGCTAAAATAGATTTGTATGATTGTATTAGTTATTCTTGCTGTCTTGGTGATAGGGATGTTCCTTATTGATATACACGTAATCCCCCACCTTTCTCCGGATAATAAGTTCCGGAAGTGGTTTAAGACTTATCTTATTGATGATGACCCCGACCACGAATAAACATCTCCACCTGATGTAGGGAATGTTCCCTTATCTCCATATTGACCTTATTTAAATCCCCCTCGTTAAGTGGGGATTTTTTGTTTATCTCATCTATCACCCCGGACATATCACAATGGGTCATAATTAATACCTCCTGTTTTATTCTGTTCCCCACTCTTGTTAGGACATAATGACAGGTTCCCATTCCATAATCTACCACATAGGTTTCTCCGGATTGTATAACTGAAGGTTTTTCGTTGTTTAGGTACCCCGTCGGAAACGTGTTTTCGTACATATAATTTCTTTTATTATAAGTATATAAAATTGGGTTCTCGATGTAAAGAGGGGGAATTGTCTGTGTCAGATTTTCCATTTTCTGACAAAATGTCAGTCTGATTCATAATGGGGATAATCCCTTTCCCCACTTTTAACCCCCACCGGTAATACATTCCTTACCACTTTTTACCACCCATTATGGTCGTGCCGATAGTGTGAAGACCAATTTTTTCCCCCTGAGAGTATCAGGAAGACCAATTATTTTGATAGTAGTGTTTCCCAGTAAAAAATGTTTATTATGAATGGTGACGCGGTGGAACACGTAGTGTGTTAGAGAAGTATCTTCAACGACCCCGAATAGGGGATAAATTTAACCACTAATGGACGATTTAATGATTTATAATATGGGACACCATACAGACACAAAACACCATTAAAAGTATCGATAGACCGACCGAAGGAAGTTATCATTTGTATCCGGATTGTGAGTTTTAAACTGACCACACTGATACAAAACATAACTTACCATAACAAGAACTCATCCGGATTATATTCATTTACATATAATTAACCACTTGTGGTTCCCTTTATATGTATTTGCGTATAATCCACCATAACAATAATGTTAGCGTCGGAGACCGACACATAGTGGAGTGTCCCTTAATCGTCCCCTTCTTTAGAGGGGGGGACGAAGTCCCCGTCTTCAAATGGGGGGAATTGTATATTATAATATACAAAATGGTATTAAATCATTACTTTTGTATATTATAATATACAGAAAATAGTAAAGGATAAAACTATGAGTGAATTCCGGAACGACAGTGTAGGACTATGAACGAATAGATTTATCGTTTACTATTTTTCATAACTTGATTCTAATTCATTAAATTTATCAAGTATTCTATCATTATAATATTCCTCTAAAAAATCGTGAAGTCTACCACGACCAACCTCTAAAGTTATGATATCACTACTAATATTTTGCATTATATTATTAACAACGTTCCTTCTGAATGAATCAAATGTTAATTGATTCCACGTACCTTTATTTTTTTTATATGTTTTAATTGATTTAATTAAACTTTTTCTAAAGGTTTTTTCGAAATCCAAAGTTAATCTTCTTCTGATATACGTTGGTATTTCAGTTTCTTCCCTTAATATTCTTCTTATGGTTTCTTGTAAGTTCATAATAATAAATATATCATTTGTATAATAAATTATTTGTTGTATCTTTGCCAAATAAAATAATATGATAATGAAAACAAATAAATCAATAGGTGTTGTAGGGTCTCGTGATTTTGTTGATAAAACAATAATGAATGAGGTTCTTAACGATGTTATTAAAATTGAAGGAACCCCCGGGAAAATCATATCCGGTGGCGCCTTGGGTGCCGATACCCTATCATATGAATGGGCCGTGGAAAATAATATCGATACTTTGGTGTTTGAACCCCGTTATAACGACTTCCCTAAAAATGTCCGTAGATGGATGGCACCTAAGGAAAGAAATACAACCATCGTGGAAAATTCGGATATCATAATCGCCTTTTGGAATATGACATCCACCGGGACAAAAGATACATTAGATAAATCCGTAGAAAGAGGGAAAAAGGTATATTTATATAATACGTTAGATAATAAACTAACCTTATATAATGATTAAATTATGTGAAATATATGAGTTAAATGAATTAGGTATCAACTATTTAGATGATACCTCTTTTATTGACTACGAAAAAGATGAAGTTGATGACCTAATTAGATTCACCGACAAACTATCATTTAGAAAAGATATGTACGGTAATGTTGTTATGGTCGGAATACCTGTTAACCATTTCGATAATAGAAGTAAACTAATAAATGCACTGAAATCAAATGAAGGTTTGGTTAAAGAAAAAATATATTTGGGTGAATTAATCTACAAAAACTTAAAAGAACATATCAATATAGATGATTATGATTTTATCATATCCCCCAAAAGTTCATCTAATCTAATTAAAGCGTTTATGTTTTACCTTAAAGTAAACCATAATACTCATCCCAAATACATTAACGATATGTTCATTAAAAATGATATCGAGAACATAAAATTAGATATCGAACAAGCCATCGCTGATGGTAAAAATAGTAAGTTCATAAAAGGATTGGTTAAAAGATTTGATATGTCCAAAAACCTCAATAACCAATCAATGAAGTTACAACCACTAAACAACTATGAACGTAAATACATTAAGAATATGTTGGTGGTCAATCCTGAATATAACAGCATAATCTCCGAGATGATTGGCAAAAAAGTATTGGTGATTGATGATATATTAACATCCGGAAAAACAATTAATGATATGACCAATATATTGAAAAGTTTGGGTGTTGAGGACATAACTTTATTTTGTATGTTCGGGTAAACTATTATACCAATATATTTTGTGGTTTTATTTATTTATACTATCTTTGCCCTAAAACTTATTCAGTTATGACAAAATTAGAAAAAACTGCCATTAATTGGTTAAATAAAAATTATGAGGATTTAACTCCGTTTGAAACGGAGAAATATCCTGATTATATTTTCTTTATGAAAAATGGTGAAGTAATCTTTGATTATTATAAAAAAAATGGATGGGTTCAAATTAGTAATACCAAAATTTGGTCATTTTTTGAATCATTTTTTAGTATGAATTACCAACAAATACAGGACATCACGAAGGTATGGGTGGAGGAACATTATAAATTAAGGGTAACAACAACATCAGTTGGTGCCGGGTTAAATAATAATTGGTGGAGGAACATTATAAATTAAGGGTAACAACAACCACATCTATTGGAATTTTCACTTCTACTCGGTGGAGGAACATTATAAATTAAGGGTAACAACAACGTTTGACATTTACAAAAGATTAAACACTATGGTGGAGGAACATTATAAATTAAGGGTAACAACAACCCAACAGGAATATACAATTATCAATTAGTCGGTGGAGGAACATTATAAATTAAGGGTAACAACAACTAGCAGGAGCCGCAATAGGAGTAGGATTAGGGTGGAGGAACATTATAAATTAAATTATGAATGATAAACTAAAAAATATAATCATTAACTATCTACGTAAGAAGTATATGGGTTTGGACGTTAAACTATCTGATGAATATCCCCACTGCTTATTCTTCACCCATAATGGTAGAGTTATCTTTGACTATAATAACAAATACAACTGTTCTTTTGTTATCCCTGAGATTTCATCATTCATTGATTCGTTCTTTGGAATCCCTGACGAACAAAAACATTCCATTCTTCGTATTTGGATTGATATTATGACAAAATTATCCCCCACGTCAATTGTTGGGTCCATCTTATAAATGGGACGACTCTCTATTAAAAGTATTAAATG